TCTCACAACCCATTTGTCAAAAGCCTTAGGGGGAGGCATACCTTTTAAACCTTGCTTACCTCCTTTACTTTTGTATGCGTAACCTCTGAGGCTTCTGCCTTTCTCAGTTCCTTTGACTCCCACATCTTGAAAGACTCCGTAAGGCAACATGTCAAATGTTAGCTCAATGCTGTTAGGCGATTCTTTTACATTCGCCTTAATGCTCTTGCCTAATTTACCTGACGCTTTTATTGGGTATTTTCTATTTAGTCCACGACTTAGATTTTGTTTAGCTTCTCTTATAACATTAGCTTTGAAATCCTCCAGCACATCTTGTACATTCTTTAGCATATCGTCATGTCATTAGGGATGAGGATGTCGCAAGTCATTGTAAATCCTCCGAGCTTGTTTTCAAATCTCTCCGTAAAAGGTTCACAGCTTGGGTTCCCATCTACTTGGAATTTATCGCTGTATAAATCTCCTCTCCTTAAAAGTTCGTAGCATCTATTCTGAACAGCAAGCATTGTATTTAATACCCATAGCTCATTGTCGTTTCCATCAAATTTATTAGGGCTTTCGTCTTTTGATATGTCAGTAATGTCCATCGCAAGGATTGAAATATTATACCTAATTACATTGCTCTCAAATGTTGCTGTGTTTACAATTATATGTACAAGCGGAAAAATCGTTTGCTTCTCGAGGTCAACCTCAAAGATATCGCCTTGAGTTACTGTATTGATAACTGGATCAGATTCAAAGTGCGTTTTTAATTTGTCTATAATATCAAAGTAATTCATCGTTTCATTTGTTGTTTAAATTCATTTGCTTCGATTTCGTTTTTTTGCTTTTCGAAAGCGAGATAGGTGAGACATTTAGTAAGTCTGAGTTTAGCAACTGTGTCGAGCTTGGTAACATCTCCCTTAGCGAGCGCATAGAAGCTGCTATACCATCCCCATTGCTTGCCGAATAAATCCCTTTCGCTGTACTGCTGGGTTCTGTCATCGTCTTCAATTGTTTCTCTAAATAGCTGAGAGTATGATTTGCTAATTCGTTTGCTAAATTCCAAAAAAAAAGCGATGCACCTAATGCAACATTTAAAGGAGCGTGCTTCATAAGCTCTTGCATTTCTTCATTAGGATCGTATTCCACAATGGAGTACTTACCCTTGAGCTCCTGATTTATAGGTCTATACATTATAGCCATAGCTTTGTGATGCGTTTCCCAGCTCTTCAAATAATTTTCAAGGTCAACGTATTCCCCAAAAGTGATGTCATCCAGTTTCGGAATAAATCCAAATTCAATATGTTTGATTTTGAATCTAGGCACAAGACTTGGTTTTTCATTGAATACCTCCGCAAAATGATTGACTAATTTATTGAGGTCTTTCATTTTTATTTTAGCCACATCTGCCAGTTTTATACCGCAAAAAATTTGAATCATCTTTTGGGCAATGAACTCCTCGTCATTTGAGCTGTCTTTCATCTTAACGAATTTTTGATATCTGGATAAAGATATTTCGCTTAGTGACGATGGCACTTGTAAATCTACTTTCATAATCCTATGACCTTTTTATTTTTGTTTTGTATACCCTTAGAGGATAGAATACTCGCCGAAGTTTTTATTTAAGCCTATTGTTTCCATCTCATGATAGCGAACAGCGTCCAGACTGTGATTGAAATTATCAATAGGTTTATTGAGCATTTTACCTCCTTTGTCTTTATCCCAGCAATAGCTTCTGAGTTCTTTTATCAGGTTTGTGCTTTGGGAGGTGACTAAATAGCTTTGCCTCTGCATGACATCAATACCATAATTGATTGAATCCTTGCCTTTCGTTACACCTTTTATCGTGATTCCGTAGCGTTGGATGTCAGCAATTGATTTAGGTTCTGCTGAATCTGCATATACTGGAACGTCTTTCGGTAGGATTTTAGCAATATCACTATTAAGCAATCCAGTTTGATAGGTCATTTCGTCTAGTATTCTTTGATCATTGTATTTGTAGACTGCAATTATAGCTGTCGGATCTGCCGAATATCCAAAGTCTAAACCGATGCCAATCAATCTCGCCTCATCTGGGATAGTATCAATCTGCTTATAGTTTGTGAATATCGCTCCTTGCAACTGACCTACTTTGCCCTCGCCATAAACAGTCCACCAATTACGCCAATAAGCACTTGTCTGCCCTTTTAAGCGATTCTTTTCTATCTGTTGGACAATACCCTCGTCAAGTCCCTCATTGTCCTTGTAGGTCAATATTATGAAATCTGCATCGGGATCTTCTTTGAGTTCGGTATGCACCCAGAATTCATTAGCTGGATTGTAATCGAGGTACACTTCTTTTTTTGTTCGTATGCTGAGTTCGTTGTAACTGTCGAATGTGATACTGTTACACTCATTGATGTAAAGCATATCTCGTCTTGCGCCACGCAATTTGCTGGAGTCATCAGCGCTAAAAAATTCTATAAAGCTGCCATTTGAAAATGTATATTGCGATCGACTCTTGTTAAATCGTTGATCAACGTATCTGTTCGTTGACTTCATGATTTTCAAAAAATCTTTGAGCGCTCCCCTTCTTAAATGCGGATGACTTTCAGCCACTACTGATATTTCAAGACCAGCAGTAGCACACGCCTTGTGTATTAGAATAGGCAAAATTCCAAATGTCTTGCCAGCGGATGTACCCCCCTGAATTATTTTGATTCGCTTTTTGAGAGCAAGTATTTTATTTATCGCTGTCGTCCTCTGTAACATCTGGGAATAAAGGCTGCTCAATATTTGTTTGTTCTATCTGTTGAAGAGGTTGCCCGTATGCACTATCCATCAACTTGTGATAGGCTTGGGTATCTCCTTCCCTTGCTTTTTTGATTAAAGCCAAAGTCATCAAATCCTCTTGGCTCATCGTTTCGCTTTTTTTCGTCAAAGGATTGGTTAGTTTTTGTTCTATTCCTAGCCATTTTTTAGCAATTGTGCTTCGATTCTTGCTGCCTACTGGTCTGCCTTTTGGATTTCCGCTTTCTCCTTTTTTGAACGGTATTAAGTTTTTGCTCATTATACTCCTTTTATTGGTGTGTTAATAATTGGGTTGATGTCATAACTTTTTTGCTTATTGCTTTTGTTGCTTTTATCAAATCTTACGATTTTCTTACCCCATTTTTTTTGCAACATATTATTGTGCGACATTTCTTTGTTAATATTTCTGTATTCAGCACATCCACCAGCTAATGTATTTTGATCGCAAACATAGTGGTACATGTTTAAACGTAAATTTTTTCTATGTTTATTTGTGACTTGCAATGTCATGTCATAATCTTCTTTTAAATATATTTTTTCATCATATCTAAGTTGATTATTAAGGTGAGCTTGAAATGGTCCACCTATATACTGACATGTTCCAAAGGGTGTATATTCTCTATACGCTCCTTTGTCGGCTAAACAATTCAAACCCCAATACACAACGTCTAAATCTTTTGCAAGTTGCATACCCTCTTGAATCATGTTATATGCTTGTTGTTCATTCAATTTGATCGACTTGTTGCCATTCCATCTGCCAAAATATTTTATATCGTCATCCAAAAGCAGAATGTTTTGATTTTCTGAATTATTTAAAATATAATTTCTTATGCGACATAAATTGCCCTGAGCAGAGTCGGGTACGATCCATAATTTGTCATGCACATTTTTATAGTCTTTTGCTTCTGATTCTCGTACAACATAAATAATGTTAGTTAGGTACTTATGCGTTTTGCATAGTTTAGCCCTTTTATATGTTGGTGCATAAATAGTGTAATTCATACCCCTTTAATTGGCATTTTAAATTTATATTTTCCGTTTTTATCTGTTGAGAAAAATTGAGCACCCCATTTACGATTGAATTTTTTTAATTGTTTTATTTGCTGATTTTTTGTGTAACCTATGACGCTGGTTGCGCCTCCCTCATCCCCTTGTGTTTTGTAAGCAATTCTGTTTTCTTTCCAGACATGTCTGCAATTATTTATTTTTTGATAAAAAAAATCTAAGTCCTCAACTGGTACAAGTTTATGATCAAATAAAATATTGTCATTTGTGTTGATATACAAGCAATGAAATATTCGTTTATTTAAACTAAAAGGTTGAAAGTCTTTAAATTTAAGCATGTCTTCCGTATATTCAAATCCAGCTAAAAAGCTATTGCTGTCCTCCGCCATTATTTCAATTCGTTCCATGTGTTCAACAAATTCTGCACCAGTTAATTTTCTTTTTGGTTTTTTCCAACATGCTGACAGGATATCATCGTCAAGAATCCACCCTTTACCGTTACTGTGCTTTTTGATTAGATCAATTGTTGCATTTCGCTTTTTGCTAACCGTTCCATCAAGTTCGTCTGGTATAGCTAAAACAGCATCGCCATACTTATCACGATATTCTGTTTCTTGACTTTTTGGCACAATGATATTTCCAGTTTTTATAAAATCATAAGTGTAGCAAGCATGAGATCTTTTATAAGATATTATGTAAATATTACTGTGCATCGTTTATTTTATTTAAATAGGAAGCACCATTTACAACACGCCCAATGCCTTTGCTCCATGGCTTGCCATTCGATCTTTTACTGTGAACTGCTTTTAAGTCAAAATGAGTTTGCGCTTGAAGCCAGTCTATTCTATTATCAAAAAATAGCACAACGTAATTATTTTCTTCATCGAGGTACTCGCTAAATTCTATTTCTTGTTCTTGCTCTTCGTTATCCTCTACCATTTCAGGCACTTCCATTCCCCATTTGTTAAGGTCTGAAGCATCAAAATTATTTGCTAAAGCATCCCAGTCCCATTCGCCAAAGCCGATGTTATCCTTTATGATAAACTCTCTCTGTTGTTCCTCTGTTAATTGATCTGCTTTAATTATAGCGACCTCAGTTAATCCAGCTTTTTGGCATGCTCTTAACCTCATGTTTCCACCCAAAACAATATTGTTTTTGTCTACAACTATTGGGCGTATGTCAAGCATCTCTGGGAAGTCCTTTATTGACTGTACGAGCTTTTTAAATTTATCGTCCTTTATTACTCGTGGATTATTGGGATTCGCTTTGATTTCTTTAATATTTACCTTTTTTGTTTTCATATTTATTCGTATGTTAAGTATATTCTACGCATCGTGTTTATAATATCTCGAATGCAGCTTGGGCAATTCGTGGGGTTTTGTTTGACATGAAAAACTCTGTTGTAAATTTTTAACAATTCATCTTGTTGACTTGGTTTGATTTGATTCCGTTCTATGCTAAACCAATTTTCAAGCCATTTGTGTTCGTCTTCCAGTAAGCATTCGGGTTTATTTCTGTTTCTAAATAGATCATTTAGTTTCTCTTTGCGTTCTTCGCATCCGCAATCTTCACCTAAAACGAACTTTGCCACCTTCGCGACTCCAGTTTTTTCTAGTACATCTTCGACAATATCCCCAACTCCTTTCTTAGGTTGCTTTCTAGGTTTCTTTTTTTTGACTGTTTTACTCATATCTGTTTTTTTAAATACTGATTAGTGATTGCATTATATCGATTTCTTTTTGAGTTTGAGCATCCGCTTTTAGGTTGCCTATTAGTTTGCTTTTTAATCTTTGGATCTCTTGCTTGATGTATTTGGTTCGATATATTGGTCTGGTCTCCTCTTCCTTTTGCACGATGTATCCGTTTTCTTCCAGAAAATTTATGCTTTCCTGAATCTTTGCTTGTTGTTCTCGGTAATGGTTAAATATTTGATTTTCTATAGCCATGTTATTTTAGTTTATCGTATATTGATTTTTCGCTTTTACTTAGATTAGTATAATGGTAAAATGGACTGGAGAGCATATCGCTTTCCTTTGTGTAATAAGCCTCATCCTTTTTGCCTAAAGCAAACACTTGCCAGTATATCCACTTTCTACCCTTTTGCATTTTTACTTTCATAACTTATATTGTTTTTTTGTTTATTTTTTATTCATAACCTTCCATTTCGTCAAGATAATTTTCATTTTTTGGATCAATCAACTTGCAAGTTGTGATTGTTTTGCTATTATTTATCTGTAAATACTCATAATATTTATCCCTGAATTTGTCTTGTATCTTCTTTTTACATCTTTTTATGCTATAAAATATTGTTTTTGTACTGATATCGCTGCCTTCAGATATTTGCCGCATCGTTAAAGGGTTACTTCTGTTATCATCTTTGATGCCAGTATATAATTTAAACAGCTCATTGTCGAAGTATTGCCAGTTATTCATCTCTTTAATGATGTCAGCTTTGAGATTGTCGCTGTCCGAAGGCTCGTAATAATCATAATTAACCGAAAGGGACTTGTCATAAACAATGACTTGAGCAGCTTTTTGCTTTTCTTTTTTGAAATCGAGGAATAAATTTTTCAAAACTCTGTAAAGAAAAGGCATATTTGGCTCACCGTCTTTGATTGCATCTTCCACCTTTGCATATTTCATGAGCTTAATATAGAACTCTTGCACAATGTCCTCAGCATAAAAGTGCTCGCCTAATCCTCTAATGATTTCGACAAAATCATCGTGCTTGGTTTGTACTTTGATAATCCATTCCATTGTTTAGAATCTAATCAAATGTAGTGATAATTTTTTAATCATAAAAAAAGCACCCATTTCTGGGCGCTAATTACTAACTATTAAAACCCTTG